CACGCGCCCAGCGACAACCCGCTGTCGAATGATGGCGCCGTAGTAGTCGGGGTGTTCGGGGTAGTGCGACCCGATGAACACGCGGTCGCCGGTCAGCCACGAATTCAGGAATTCGGTCGACGCGGAGAGTGCGGCGGCGTTCGGACGCGAGTGAAGCTTCATCGAGATCATCGGTTCAGCACCCTGCCCAGGGCGCCGACGCCCGGCCGGTATCGCTGATTGGCTGGCTGATAGCCGTACTCGGCCCACGCGGAGCGCTCCGCGCCGGAGGCCCGGCCTCGCGTCACGGCTTCGACGTACACCTGGCGGTCGATCTCGCCCGCCACGTCCCATCCGGCGAAGAGGGGAAGAAGCCAGCGATCCTCGCTGCGGATGTTCGAGAGTTCACTGGCCACGGCGGCGGAAAGGTCCTCAGCGAGGTTGTCGAGCGCTTCCTGCACGGGGTCTAGCGCCGCAACGTATCGAACGAAATCCGGGTCAGTGATGAAGAGTCTCACATCACCCTCCGAAATCCAGGACGTGCGTGTTGGTCGGATTGTCGTAAACCATGCCGCCGAGGCATAGTGCGCAACTTGCCGTGCTGTGAACCCGGGCCTTACGGTCGGTCCACGTTTTCCGTGCATGATGGTGATTGCACAGTGTCCGCAGGTTAGCAGGATCGAAGAAGGCTCCACCATCTTTGACCGCAATTATGTGATCGACCTGTTTGCCCGATGCGCCGCACATGAGGCATGCGTACGAATCGCGTACCCGAATTTGCTCAGCGAGGGTCCGCCACTCATGGCTCTGGTATCTCGGGTCGTTGTCTTCATACGCCATCAAAAGACTCCACGGCCGAGACGAAAGCTGCGAGGCGCTCCGTTGTGAGAGCGTGCAGTTCGGTCGCGCGAGCGATGGCACTGACCGAGAGCTGCGAATATCCGTCCAGTGCCAGTCGAACACCCTCGACCCACGCCGCCGGATCGTCGGTATCGACGACGACACCGGAGTCCTCGACGTTCTCCAGCAGGCCCGGAGTGCGCCTTACGACAGAGGGCCGGCCGAACGACGCGGCCTCCATCGCGACCAGCCCCCACGACTCGTAGCGGCTCGGCATCATGACGAGCTTCGACTGACGGTAGACCGACCCCATGTCATCCGTGGCCGGATGCGTGACGGTGTTCTCCCCAAGCAGTAGTCGTTGTGAACCGTATCCACCGACAACGCCCAGAAACTGCTCATCCGGCATGGCCTTTGCGACCTCGGCGAAGATGTCGACACCCTTGGCGTGCGTGAGGTTGACGAGCGTGATCTTCTCGCCCGGAGGAGTCGGATCGACGGGGAAGCGATTGATGGGATTGACCACGACGTAGGTGAAGTCCTGCCGGTAACGAAGAAAGGCGTCGCGCATCCACCGGGAGTTGAAGACCGTCAACTCCGGGCGGGAATTTCTCCACACGCTCACGACCTGAGGGAAGTCGGAGTGCAGCAGCATGGCGACGGGCTTGTGCATCATGCGGGCAGTGGCGTGAATCTGTGATATGACTGACGGGAGGCATTGCGTAAAGACGAGATCAGCAGCCTGCATCGAGCGCAGCATCAGGGCGTCGTCGAAGTGATGAATCACGACGCCGTCGACGACGACAGACGAGGCGGGTGCGTGACGATCGGCGCGATGACAGACGTGAACCCGGTGGCCAGCCACAACGAGAGCACGCGATAGTTCGTGAGCCATAACCTCGGCGCCTGCCTTGACCGCCGGAGTCCAACAGTCGACGACCCAAAGAATCTTCACCCCATCGGGGCTTTCATGTGAGGCAAGAGAAGGCCGTACGCCAGCTGCGGGATGTCCTCTTTCGAGGGTGGCCCGGAGCCGGGAGACAGGCCGGGGCGCGCATTGCGCCCCGGCCGCGTCTCCCACAAGTGCTGGCCGATGACCAGCGTGGCCTCATCAAGGGCGGACGCACGACCGGAACTCGGGTCGCTGTCAATCCGCCCGCACCAAGACTCAACAATCCCCACAGCGGCGAGCAGTACGCGAAGCAGCTCGGACTGCTCTGCCGGAATTCTCGATGCCGGCAGTCTGAGGTGGTCTGCGAGAACGGTGATGGTGATGGCCACGTGATTCCCCTAGTCCTTGACGGGCCTGGGGGTGGGGGTCTTGCGCGGCGCGCTCACGTCAGGCGCGCCGCCCTTGTCACCTTTGCCATGCGCAGCCTGCACTCGGGCAGGAACGTGTGGCGGAATCGCAACATCTCGCCTCTCGCCCGGCTCAGCGGTCGCCGCCTCAGAGGCGGCAGGCTGAAAGGGGTAATCGTTGACGATGTCGTCGAGGTACCGCTTGCGCAGCGCATTGCTGAGGGCCGGGTGCGACTCGTCGACAACCGTGCCCGCACGGAACGTGTACCGGCGTCCTTCAAAGCTCGTGAAGAACGTACCCTTGATGCGCTTGAGAGCCATCAGATATCGAGCATCCGGAAGGCATTCGTGTTGACGCAGTCCGCGCCGACGCGGAAGTAGCCGTACCAGCCGCGCTTGCCGGTGGGACGACCACCCGTACCGAACAACTGCGGGATGAATTCCACAGTGAAGCCGATGCGGTCGGCGATGTAGTAATACTGGAAGTCACCGAGGATCGCGGCGAGGTTCGTCGCAGACGACGACGTGGGCGTGGAGTCCATCGCCTCGGCTTCGACGATCCGGTAACCCAGCAGCTCCGGGGGCAGACCGAACTGGAGCTGCGTCCAGAGGGCGGCGCCGCCGTTGGTGTCGAGTCGGCGCGTCAAATTGTAGAACGCGCGGTTCGCCATCCAGGAGGACTGGGACCGGAAACGCTCAGGCAGCGCGCTGTCCAGGGCGTAGAGGTCATCCACGGCGAAAGCGTTGGCCGTGGTCGAAGCGACGACCGAAGACGTACCGTTCAGCGAAGTGACGATGCCGCGGGGCTGACCGGTTCCGGTACCCGTGGCAAAGGCGGTGTTCTCCAGGTTATTACGCCCGTTGAGTAGCAGCCGCGCCACGTTGCCGGCGACGTTGGCGCCATCGGCGAGGGCCTCTAGGGAGATCGGGATAAAACCCGCACCCTTGTGAATGGAGATAGTCGGACCCGCAAAGGTCGGAGTGTCGTCGGACACCGTGACATCCGCGCCGGCGCCACCGTTCTCGTTCGACTCGCCGTCCCACGAGAACTGCGGGTCGCCCGCCGAGACGCCATTCCAGACATCGCCCGTGGCGATGACCTGGGTGGCAACGGTGCGGATTCCGTTGGCAACTCCAGACGCCGTCTGAATGACTGTCGGGTCCAGCTGGAATGGGACAAGGAACCCACCCGCAGCGTCGGTCAGCGACATGCCACGGGCCGCCGCCTGAACCTCGGCGACCGCGTAGTGCTCGGTGTCGGAGAGGCGGGGGTTGTAGGGATTCTTCGACGTCTTGCTGAAGGCCCGGAAGTACGCCGGGGCAGACAGTGCGAGAGTCAGGCGGGAAAGCTTGCCGTCCTCATCATCGAAGCGCTCCAGGATCGAGATGCCAGCTTCCCGAATCTTCTCAGTAGCCCCGGGCATCTTCTCGACGGCGTCGAGGGCGCGGGCGTGGTACTCCGAACCCAGCTCCTCGGGGGAACGGCCGAAGGACCGGAACCCGTCCATGTTCCACGGGTTGCGCCGCCTGAGGTCCTCGGCGGAACGCGCCTCGAACATCGGATCGACGTCATACGCATTGTCGTCGACGGCCTGACGCTGCGCCTGCGCGGCGAGGTGCAGCTTGCGGGAGGGCTCCAGGCGCTCATTGATCTTCGCCATCGCGGAGTCGCGTTCGATCGACTCCTTGTGCTGGGCGAGAGCCTCGAAACGGGCGGTCAGCCGCATCCACTTCTCGCGCTCTTCGGTGCTCAGCTCGCCGTCGCGCGTGCGCAGCCGGTCGATGCTGTCGCGAATCTCCTTCATCTCGGAGATCGACTCTTCGTACGTGGGCATGTCGGGATCGAGACTTGTAGCCATCACTGCTCCTAAATCAAGGGGATGAACCTCTTGTCCAGGGCGTCGAATACTTCGGCGAGCTGTCGCCGTTCGGCCGCCGCGGTTGATTCCGCGGTTCGCTCACTCGAAGGGCCGTCGTCCTCGGGGGGGCCGCCGGCTTCCGCGCCAGGGCGCGCAGTGACGAGGAGATTCTCGGACGGGTCGGCCTGCTCGATGTCCGGGTGATCGGTTTCGATCGGCGCGGCTGGCGAACCAGATGCGTCCGAGTGGTCCCGAGAGTCTTCCGACTCATCTACCGGCTCTTCTGCTGGGGTTACTATGCCGCCCACGGAGAGATCACGCAAGTACACCTCTGCGCGATCTCGAATTGCCGCAGTTGTCTCGCTGTAGGCGGGAAAGACCACCGGACCCATCTCGCTGATCCTGATTTCGACGAGGTCGCGTGTGGCGATGCCGTCCGGGCCGGTTCCCCAGCGTTCCTTGATGACGTCGAAGCGGAACGACATGCCCTTGATCGAGCCGGAACGCAGCGCCTCGTGCAGGGGCCCCCACATCGGATCGCGGTGCAGCTCGCCCACGGTGAACAGACCCGCCTCGTCCTCACGAATCTCCACAAAGTTCCCAATAGGTATCGAGCCGAACATCGGGTGGCGGCCGTGGTCGAACTGCATCACTGGCGTCCGCTCGCGGATCGACTTCCGCGGGGCGGACCGCTTGATCTGCTCATCGAACTCGCCCTCCCACGAGTTGATTCGCGTCGGCTTGTCCCACATCATCGAATATCCCTCGAAGCGATACCCGGTGGCAATGTCGGTGAACTTCGTGACCTCGAACGGGACTGCGCGCGTCACATCATTCCGCGGGGCGCTCATCGGCGTCTGACCTGTCATTGCGGACCTCCTGTGACTGCGGGCGGATTCAAGCCGGGGGAAGAGAGGGGCGGATCGTCCGGCGGATCGTCCTCGGGGGCCTCGGCGCCGGGCTCCTGGAGCTGGACGGAGTAGAGGCCGGAATGCCTCAGCAGTGACATGTCACGCGCAAGGACAGCCTTGACGATCGTCTCGGGGGTAAAGCCGGCCATGATGAGGACGTTGATAGTCGCGGCGTTCGTACTGAATATCTCAGCCACGCGCAACTCATCATTGCGGAGGTATGGGTTGTTCGACGTGTCATACCACAGGCGCTGAGCCTGGCGGGCCGGCGGGAACAACGTCTGAAAGCTGCCCGCTACCGACTGCCAGAACGGGTGGCACTCGCCGTCAGCGAAAGCGTCACGAGCTTGGCGATAATCGGTGTCGGAGCTGTTCTTGAGGGCCTCGCTGAATCCGACCAGCAGCGGAGGAACCCCGGCGGCGCTCGCCAGCCGTGCTTCGATGGCGCCTCGCGTCTCGCCGAAGCCCAGCTCGGAAAATGTCGCCCCGACCACGGTGACGTCGACCCCGCCGCCGATCTGGATCGGCTTCCCCGCGTTGTCTGGACCCGCATAGGTCTTGTTGAAGAACTCGGCGAACTTCGTCACCTGGTCGGGCGGCAGCTGTGGCGGATAAGCGACGATCATGTTAGGTGTCGCGCCGTTCTTGAGGTACTTCTGAGCGTGCAGTGTCATCACGTCGTCGAGCGCGACCTCGCGGATCGCCTTGGTGAGCCACGACATGCCGCGCCAGGGGTAGGACGGGTCGGGGTAAGGCTTGATGTGGGCGACCTGTCCCGGACTCAAGGCAATGACTTCGCGATTGCCCATAGCACCGCGATGCGTGTGCGCGAATCCCAGTGGATAGAAGACACCCGTGACGGGCTCGCCCAGCACCACGAACACGTTCAGCGGGTCCAGTCGTACCAGCCGATCCGGCGTTCCCTTCGGGAGTTCATCGAATGGCACACCCTGAAGGGCGGCCTCCGAGAGGAGGGTTGACATGAGAGTCCAGTAGGAGTTGCCACAGGCGTCGACGTCGATGACAATTGTCGCCATTAATTCTTGCGTGGTACCGCCGACCCACGGGGTCTCCAGCAGGCGCAGCCTGCTGCCGACGCGAGACGTCTCCGAGTAGATTCCCTTGGCGTTCTTCTGCTGGAACGTGAAGTCGACCATAGACAGCGTCTTGTAGCGCTTCTCGACCAAAGCGCCAATGATGGGATTGCTGGTGATCCGAGCAACGTGCGCGTCCCACTCCGAAGATGGCGACTGGATGAACTCGCCATTGAGGAGAGTCTGGGAAAGGTTGCCCGGCATGTTGAACTGTTGCGGCGGCTGCTTGAGATAGGCGCCCGACATGCCGACCGCCAGGGCCAAGTCCGAGACGCTCTCGATCTGGACCCGCTCGTTGCGACGAAGCGCGCGGGAGACGCGACTGGCGAGGGTCACCCTTCAGGCGTTTCGGGGCTATCGGGATCGGCGACAAAAAGGCCCAGTAGTACCACTGCCGTGCCCACGACGATGTCGGAAATGTCGCCCGACGCAATGCCCAGAAATGCGCATGTCGCACCAAGTAGTGCGATCGTGATCGCCTGCCACATTCTAGGAGTCCTCCCGATATGAGCCAGTTGGGAAAATTACGATCGGCTCGGCCGGCTGTGGCGTTGAGACTAGCGCCAACCTTGCCAAACTGATAGCACAGATTGCGACCGTGCTTGTCGTGCGTTCCCAAACGTACAAACCCCCACCGAGTCGTCTTCTATGCACAGAAGCGGCAGCCGTTGACAACAGAGACAGGTCGGGCACGCTCATTGCCGGGACCTCGGATGTCACGGCCGTGAACAGACCCGAGGACGCTGCCGCGAACTCGCGCTGATTGGCAGACCGGATGTCGGCGCCGAATCCCCTCGCCGTCAAGGCGAGCGGGGCGACCGGCCCGGCGCCCTCGTACCAGACGGGTGCATTGAATGTCTTGCTCCATCTCGCGGTAGCGGCCGGAATCCAGTCGAGCCCCTCGCCATGCTGGAGGACGCTGACATACGGGACGTCTCCATTGAAGACGGCCAGAGCGATGACACCCATTGACCCGTCCTCGGCGGCGTCGACGGCGAGACCGACGCGAGCGCCGGGCCTTCCGATCGTGAAACGACGGTCGATGATCTGATCCCAGCCGCTCTTGGAGAACACAGAGCCGGCGCCCGTGCCGCGGGTGATGTTGAAGTACGCACGGCGGAAATCCTCGACGTCCTTGGTGCCTTCTCGCTCTGCGCGGATTGTCCGGACCGACTGCGTGAAGCCGAGCTGCTTGGGGCCCAGGGCCGGCATGATCCGATACCAGGCTTCCTCGTCATCGGGCTCGTCGTCAGGCTCGCCGGACCACTCGAAGTACGCCGTCCCCTCGCGCAGCTCTCGCTCAACGACGTCTCGGCCCTGAGTCATCGCGGCATTCCACACAAGGCTCGTCTGGTCGCCAGCCGTGCTTAATCGCCATATCTGGGCCAGTTCCTTGGTGAGCATTGCCGGACGCATCGAAGCGTCACGGCGGGTATCCCGGTCGGCGAATAGCTCGTCCTGCACGCCCATGTCCAGGGTGCGGCCGTGTCCAGCGTCCTTCGAGCCAGACATCAACTCCAGGCGCGACTGGTTGGTCCAGGACACCCCCTCTTCGCCGCGCGCCAGGTGGAACTGGTGAATGCCGACCTTGCGCTGTTGCGCCGTGTTCTTCCGAACCGTGTCATATCCAAGCGCGGGCAAGAAATCTTTGACCAGCTTGTAGCGAGCGGCCGTTCCATCTTGCGCGGAATAAACGATGACCTGCTTGCCGCGACCCCACGGGTCACCGGTTGCTCTCTGAAGCATTGCGGCCAGAAGCAGGGTCGTCTTCCCGCTCTGTCTCGGGACCGATATTACGACGTCTCGGTAGGCTGGTATTCCGTCGTCGAGTAGTTCACCCGCAACCCACGCAACCTGACGCTGCCACGGCATGAGTCGGACGCCGAGCAGCTTGGCATAGTGTTCAATCTGACCACCGACGCTCTTTCGCTCCGGAGATCTCGGCGTTGCGAACCGGGGCTGGGCCGGCATGAAATCATTCATCCGCGAGCGGAGCGCCGGGATCAAACTCCGCCCCGAGTTCGTCGATCGAGGGAGGCTCAGCGTCGGGGTCAGGCTCCTGAATCGACGAGAACAAATCTCTCAATTCTTTCTCAAGCGGCCGGAACTCTTTCCACAGGGGGGCCTTGCTCGCGTCCAGGTCCAACGCCATCGCCAACATCAGGGCCGACCTCACAAGGGCCTCGTGATCAGAGCGCAGCAAGCCAGCCGCGAAGAGGGCAGCCACCAGAGTGTTGAGACTCGCCACAAGTGTCTGATCCGCGCCACCGAAGGGCCTTTCAGCGACACTAAAGACGCGAGGATCAAGCCTGAACGCCTCCGCGTAGGCTTGAAAAACTTCGCGACGAATGCGGCCGCGCTCCCCCACCTCGTGGCCGTGCGCCCGCGCCCACTCGCGAACATCTCGACGGCTATGCATTGTTTGCCCCTTGCAAGGACGCACCGTCGGCCAGTGCGATGTCGATTCGCTTCCGCGCGATAGCGATGTAGTCGGGATTCAGCTCGACGCCGACAAATCTCCGCTTCAGGGAGGCCGCGACGCACGCTGTGGTTCCGGAACCTAGGAACGGGTCTAGCACGAGGTCTCCCGGCCTTGTTGACGTCAGGACAGCCGGCTCGACGAGCGCGCTCGGGAACGTCGCGAAGTGACCCGACGCCTCAGAGACGATCTGGGTCTTGATATCCCAGACCGTGCGATTCCTTCTGTCGTTGGGACCGCGAACCGCGTCCACGTTGTAGTAGTACCGCTCGGACTTCGAGAGCATGAAGAGGTACTCATGCGAGCGGGTGGGTCGATCACAGACGCTCTCAGGCTGGGCGTTCGGCTTGTTCCAGATGATGTCCGAGCGCAGGTACCAGCCAGCGTCCTGCAACGCGAACGCGAGCCGCCACGGGACGCCGATCAGATCCTTGGGCTTCAATCCCTCGGGCGTCGGAGGCCGCACACCCATTGCTCTCGCGACGTTCTTCTTGTCAGGAGCCCGCCAGGTTCTGCCACCAGAGGTGTACGAGTCACCGATGTTGAGCCAGAGGGTGCCGTCATCACGGAGAACTCGACGTACTTGGTCGAAGACCTGTACGAGGCGCTCCACGAACTCGACCACGGACTGTTCTAGCCCGATCTGCCCGTTGATCTTGTAGTCGCGCAGGGACCAGTAGGGCGGTGAAGTCACGACACACTGGACGGAGCGGTCGGGCAGTCGCTGGAGAATCTGGTCGACGTCGCCGAGGATGATCGCCGAACCTCCGCCCACGAGCTCGGTGAAGGAGTCTTGGCTCGACCCCGCGTCGAGGGTGGCATACGCGGGGGGTTCCATAGCGGAAAGTGTAGGCACGGCGGCGCCTGCGCCGGTAAGGATGGGATTGCCGGCAGTCTTTTTATCTTTCATTACTAGTCCCCTCGCGCGCCCACTCGCGAACATCTCGACGGCTATGCATTGTTTGCCCCTTGCGGCGCCCAGGCGGCGGCGTGGTGGCTGGCCGGCCACGCTTTCGCGATCCGAGTGATGTCGTCGCGATCCTTGCGAACCACGGCGGCGCCTGCGCCGGTAAGGATGGGATTGCCGTCCTTGTCGACGAGGACCCACAGGACGGCAGTCTTGTTATCTTTCATTACTAGTCCCCTCGCGTGCGTCAGAGAGGAAAGCGTACAAGCACAAGTGACGCAATGCAAACCACAGAAAAGCGCGTCGGAATGCACCAAATTCCGAAACTTTGGTGAATTGCGGATGCAGAACAAGTTGCGTGTGTTGGATTAGGCTTGCGCGCCAACTAATGGCAGAGTATCGTCCC